CGACGACGACGCCGACGACGATCGGCAGCGTCGACGTAGCGAACGCATGACGCTTGCCAGCTGTGACGACGCCGACGGTCATGTTCGTCGCCGCCGCGCCCTTCGTCGTGCGCTTGCCAGCCGTGACGACGTTGACTGTCAGGTTGGTCGCCGTCACGCCCTTCGCGATCCTGCGACCTGCGACGACGACGCTGATCGTCAGGTTCGTCGCAGTCGCGCCCTTCGCGATCCGTCGACCTGCGACGACGATGGCGACGACGATGCCGAGCGTGGTCGCGCTCGTCGTCGAGCGCTTGCCAGCTGTGGTCGTCGTGATCGTCAGCGTGAGGCTCGTCGCGCCGTATTGCGTCGTCGGTCCCGTCACCCCCGAGAGGTCGACGTCGAACAGCTCGATCCCGCCGGCGGCCTCCGGGTCGAAGAGCTCGACGCCTACGAGGGCGGGATCGAACCAGGAACGCATCGGACTAGATGCTCGCGCCTGGGATGTTCTTCACGATACCGACGATCTGTTGGATGGTGATGGAGTGAGACGTGCTCGTCGTAAGCGACAAGCCGAAGATCAGGTTGGTCGCGGTCGTATCGAACGTACCGGAGGTCGACTGGGTGACGATGTTCGCCGTCGGGCCGAGGCCGGTCGCGGCGAGGTTGTGAGCCAGTTCCATGCCGCAGTGCAGGGTTCCCGTAGCGCTGATCGAGCGGATGGTCGCCTGGACTTGGAGGTGGCCGACGTCGGCGACGGCGGTCTGCGTGCCGGTCGCGAGCGAGCCACGTGACGTATCGCTCGTCGTCCCAGCCGTACCGACGCGCAGGTCGAAGGTCATCGACGCGGTCGCCGCACCGGACTTGATGAGGTATACGTCCCAGACGAACACGGTACCAGCCTTCAGCGGAACGCCCGCCAGCGCGATCCCGCTGGAGGTGAGATACGCGGTGGTCGACGCGCCGACTACCTGGTCCGCCACCGAAACGGCAGGGCTGAACGTCGACAGGTTCTCGATCAGGTAGAACGACCCGAGCGCCGAGTCGTACATGAGCGTGGCGCCGCCTGGAACCGTGACCTTCGCCAACTCGTAGTCGGTCCCGGCGACGTCCATCAGGACGGTGACGTCTGAGGATCCCGCCGACTTGTTCCTGGCGGTCATAGTCTTGAGGTTCCTGAACTTGCCAGACGCCGGACCCGCGAGGACGTCCGTCGTCGCGGCGGTCGTGATCGCCGTGACTTGGCGTCCGGCGGAGTCCCACGCGCCTGCGCTCGTAAGGTCGACCCAGCTCGCGACGACGTCGAGGTTGACCGCCGACCCCGTGACGACCTGGATCTTGTCGGCGGTGCCGGAGTTGGTGAGGATGACCATCGTGTTACCTCGCGCGTCGAAGATTGAACTTGGGGAACTGCCTGAAGTCGGGGTCGGTGACACCAGGACCGGATCCCGCGCCGCCAGCCGTATAGGTGACGCTGAGCCGAGGTTGCTCGTGGCTCGTGCTTTCATACGTGTCGATGCCCACCCAGTTCGCCCCGGTAGGCGTCCCGGTCGACAAGGTAAGCCTGATCCCTGTATACCCCGTTTTGTTGATCCCGGTGAGGTCCGTGAGCGTCCAAGTCCTGAGTGCTGCCGAAGAGAACGCAGAGATATCTTGGGCTGTGAAGATCGACGGGCTGGCGGTCTCGATCCAGTCCCCGGCGACTGGTGGCTCACCGCCGAAGTCGTAGTAGTCCCCTACGATGCTGAGGTTGTCGGTGTCGTTGATCAGGCCGATCCATACGCGCAAGGTCGCGTCTGTGATCGTAGCCGTGTCCGGGATGGAGGACGTATCCCAACGCATCAGCGCCCAGTCCTGAGCGTAGGTCGCTCCCTCGTCGGTTTTGCTGATGGACATACTTCCTGCGCCGGCGTCATGGGCGAACGATCCGCCGTTCGGCGGCCAGGTCGCATCACCGAAGAAGTACGCGGAGGAGTCGTCCGTTCCGGTCGCGATGTCGAAGTCGATCGTCGGCATCAGATCGCCTCGAAGCGCGGCACGAACGCCGTCGGGATATCCTCGATACAGAGGTCGTCGACAGCCCAGTCGGTGACCGTCGCGCCACACTCGAGGGCGAACTGTCCGGCGACGACGATCCTTCCCGCCGCCGTATCGTCCACTGCGTCGCTCAGGATCCCGTTCTTGTAGATCAGGAATCGCATGCGGTCCGAGAGCTTGATGACCTCCATCCCGATCTTGTCTCCAGACGCGAGCGTCCTTCCGCTCTGTGCGAGGACGGTCGACGCCGCAGCGTCGTTGAACCGCTGGATCCAGAACTCCGATCCGCAGTCGAAGAAGAACCGATAGGAATCTTCGCCAGCGCCACCGAGGTCGTTCGCCAGGAACCTGCACCCGATGAAGTCCGAAAACGACGACGACGCCGACTTCGTCGCCAGGGTGAACTGCCAGAACATCGCCGGACCGTACAGTCGATCGGTCTGCGCCTCGCAGTTCGCTCCAGACGACGGGACTACCCGATTCGAGCTGATGTTCAAGTCAGCGATCGCGACGACCGACGACCAGGTCATCTCGTTCACCCGCGACGCGAGACCAGTCGAGTTACCGCGCGTGAAGTCGTCGACGACGGGCGGCGGAAAGTTTCGGTCGCGCGGCATGCGGTTACGCTGCGACGGGCGTGATCGCGAGGTCGAGGTCGCCTGCGAGGATCGTGAAGTTGTCGCCGATGGCGACGGTGCGACTGACTGCCAGGTCGTCCGAACCGAGGAAGGTGCCGGCCGACGACGCGTCCCAGAACGAGACGTGCGAATAGGTCTCGGCGTTCGGCACTGACGTCCAGGTGACGTCCGCGCTGTTGGTGATCGTCCCGCCGGTCGCGTTCGAGAACGTAACCGCCTGCCTGGTGGTGTTCGCGGCGGGGCTGCCGGCGCCTGCCGCGCCTGGGTCGCCGAGGTGGAGCTTGACGTAGAACGCCACTGGTTCGGTCCAGGTGACCGACCGACAGAGTCCGTCGAGCCATGAGTTGAGGATCGCTGCTGCGATACCGACTGCCATGATCTACTCCTTCATCGCTGGATGTTTGGGGGGGTTGGCCAAGGGGGGTCAGACGGGTCGGTCGTGATCGTCGGCAGGTCGCGCAGCGCCTGTCGGTAGTCGTTCCACGCGGTGAGGTCGCGCGCCGGGAGGTTCGCGTCCGCGAGTTGCGTCCAGTCGGATCTCATGAGGCGGTCGTCGCGCTGCGCGCGCATCATTCGCCATACGTCGACGAGGGCGCTTTCGGCGTCGCGTTCGCGCTGGGCGATCTCCTCGGGAGTGAGCGGGATGTATCTGACGGCTTCGAGTACGGCGTCAGGGTCGAAGCCTGCGTCTGTGAGCGTCCGAGTCGCGAGCGCTTCGAGTTGAGCGACGCGCGCTCGGTGGCCGCGTTCGCGCTCCGGGTCGGTTGCGACTTCGGCGCGCTCGAGCTCGGCGGCGGCTTCCTCGCGCAGGTTGTTCGCCGTCCAGGCGACACAATTGATCTCGCATCGGACGAGAGGTTCGTCTGGCATCGACAGCTCCTAACCTAGACCGTAGAGGGCGCAACTGGATGGGGCGACCCACGAGCCAGCCGACGGATACAGCTCGAGCCTGTAGACGCTCGAGTTGCTATCCCAACCGCCGGCGCCCTCGGCGACGACCTGGTTGCCGCTCGTGACGTGCTGAGCCCACCCGCCTTCGGATACGACGATCTTTTTCCTGAGCGACGAGCCGCCTGACGAAAAGTCCGGGAGGAGGATCTGCCATTGCCCCCAAACCCCGCCGGCGGCAGACGCGCCTGGTACGTGCCCGATGAGTATCGAGTCGTTCGCGAGTCCGCTCACGACCGAGATTCCCGTCGCGGCTGAATAGATATAGATCCACGTGTAGATGGGCGACGCGTCGCCGTTGAGTCGTAACCTGATCTGTGCGTTGATTCCTGCGCCGTTGCTGCGGGCGGTGATGTGGACGAGGTAGTGGGCGTACTGGTTCGGGAAGAGGATGAAGTCGAAGTTCGACGCGGCAGCCGCGAGTTCGACTTCGGCGAGCCTGACAGGCAGACTGTTGATCTGGCTGGCGGTGATCAGGTCGTTCGATACGACCTGTGTCGTCGGCCACGTCATCCCGGCAACCCGTAGAGCGTGATCCGCGACTGGGTTTTGATATTGACCGCGGAATGGGTGATGAACGTGATCCGGTTGATAGCGGCGCTGGATCGCCAGGCGCCGCCGAGGCATCCCGTCCACAGTTCCGTCGCCCCCGTCCCGTACCAGCAGGCGTAACTCGCGAACCAGGTCTTGTTGTTCGAGCTGTTCCCGTAGTGCGGGATGAGGATGTGCGAGATCGAGTACATATTCGCTGGGGCGCCGTTGTTCGTCGATATCCCGCAGGCGCCGCCAAGGACGTCGGCATACGCCTCGTTCGCTGTGGCGCCGCTGCCGACAGCGCGAAGTTCCTGCCAGTCGTAGTTACCAGCGCTGTCGTTGTTGAATCTGAGTTTGAACCAGTCGACACCAGGCGGTACGTTAGCGTTGCGAGTGATCGTGACGATCCACAAGTGGGCGTAGACGCTCGGGATGCTCGAGAAGTTGATGTTCGCAGAGTCAGCACCGAGCGTCGAATCGGCGATCCTGATCGGCAGCGCGTTCAGGTTCGCGACGGAGACGAGGTCGCCTGGCGCGCATGGCGTCGTCGGCCACGCCATCAGGGTACCCCGTACAAGGTCGCGCGCGATCCTGTGACCAGGTTGCCACCAGCGGCATACGCCGCGATCGTGATCCGATTGATAACCGAATCAGACCACCAGGTATGCCAGAACCGGCCGATCTGGATGTTCCCAGACGCCGTCCCGTACTTGCGAATCCAAGCGGTGTATCCAGTTCGCGATACTCCCAGGCCGGTCGTCAGACTGTAGTTGAGGGACGCGTGCCTGAGCGTCGCAAACTGGTTCGCTGCCGCCGTCGAACCGGTGGCGTTCCCGATCTGGAACGAGGTACCGCCGAGCGCTTCGCCACCGGCGACCGACGCCGCCTGCCCGTAAATAAACTGGTGGTAGTAGTTGGCGCCCGAGTCGTTGTTGTACCTCGCGTAGATCCCGACTTCGAGCGACGCGGCGCTGGCCCTCATGTACAGCTCGAGCATGAGCGCCCGGAAGTGTCCTGGAATCGACGTGAAGTCGATATTCGCGACGTCTGATCCGAGCGTCGCGTTCGCGATCATGATCGGCAGTCGATTCATCTGTTGGGCGGTCATCGCGATCCCGCTGACGGCGGCGACGTTCGGCCACGGCATCAGTACACCACCCTGGTCGTCACGCCGGCGCGCCCGAACGTGCTGTGTTCGAGGATCCACCCGTCGGTATCTTCCGCCGGCGACAGTTCGAACTGGATGCGCCATTCGCTCCCGGGGATGACGGCCTCGAGGACGCGTTCGACGTAGACTTCGGTCGTGATCGGCTTGACGGCGGCGCGCTCCCAGATGTACCGGTCGCTGTTGATCGTCTGTAGGATCTTGGTCCAAGCGGTGGAGCGGTACGCGACCGACGCGCCCTGCGGCACGAGTTCGACCTTCGGGATCCGCGGCGACGGGTCGGCGTACTTCATCACGAGGTACTGCGCGCAGGTGATCGCTTCTTCCGCGTCACTCGTCAGGAGCTGGCGTGTGACGGTTCGTTCCCAATGCTGTGTGATACTGGTCGCGTCCGTCGCCGTTTGGGCGGAGCCGCCGGATGGAGTAACGATCGCCTGGTTGTACAGAAACGAGTCGTCGAAGGAGTACTCGCCGGGAGCTCGGTACGGGATCTCGTTCGGTCCTTCGCCGATCGTTCCCCTGGCGGTGTTCGAGAAGAAGTTGCTGTAGCGATGGTGGCGTCCCTGGAAGGTGACTGTCCCGTCGGCCTCGGCGTAGATGAGGCCGTTCTCCGTCGCTTCGACTTCCTGCAGGTACGCGAGCGCTGAGCTCCCTTCGGGGAACGGGAGCGCCTCGACGATCGTCGACGCGCCGGCGGTGAGGACGTTGCCGGCGTTGTACCCCCAGACCTGGGTGATCAGCGCCGTGAATCGGTCGCTCGACACCTGCGCAGCGGCGCTCCACCCTACCAGGTCGAACAGGTTGAGGACCTTCATCGCGTCGACGGCGCTGACGGTCGTCGTAGCGTCCTTTCCCGCTTCGGGCCACGACTGTGACCACCCTTCGACGAGGCCCGTCCAACGGATGTAACTGGTTCCGGCCCAGACGGCGGTGACGCGCAACCAGCGCATCCGCTTGACGTTCGGGTAGTACGGGCTGGTCGTGTTCGTCGGGTCGAACCGACCGTCACGATTGTCCAGGGCCATCTGGAGGGTCCCGGGTTCCGTGCGCTGGAGCTCGCTGTTACGCCCCGCGCGCTGGTAGACGAGGCTCCGGACGTACTTCGAGATGTCGGTCCACGTGCGCGTCGAACCAGTCGGCAGGTTCGTGAAGTCCATCTGGACGAGGAGCTCCGGGCAGTTCGGCGCGATGTAGACGCTCACGCGAGTCCCCCGAACGCGCCGCCTGGTACGCGTCGGCCGAGCTTGATCAGTTCGGTCCTGATGACTTCGGTGACTTCCTCCTTCGATCCGAGGTACTGCGGGAAGTGGAAGTGGAGGTGGCTGCCGATCGCGCCTCGGTTGCCAGCAGGGATGACCGCTTCGCCTCGGTGGAGCATCGCTGGCCCAGTCGACGACACGAACCCCGTGCCGCGCTGGTACCCAGGCAGGCCTGGTACGCTACGCAGGCTGTCCCACTGGCTGTCGCTTCCGCCACTGCGTCCCGGGTCGCCGAACTGGAACCACGTCCCCAGGATCTTGGCGCCCATGTGCTGCCTGGCCGGGTCGCTGTTTCCCATGCCGCGGAAGCCCCACAGGAAGAACTTCGCGTTGCCGGCAGGGTGGCTCGCCGGGTAGAGGCTCATGGTCGTCCCGGGGGAACCGATCGTCGACCCTGCCTTCTTCGCGGCGTGGCTCGCGAAGCCGCTACAGTCGTAGCCGCCGAGGTTGTAGTTCCACCCGCCGTGCCCTCCGCCCCAGACGTACGGCTTGCCCATCTGGGACATCGCCCAGTTGTAGCCGTCGATGATCCTCCCTGCGCTCCACTCGTCCTTGCGCGCGAACAGTTCGCGCAACGCGGCGACGGCGTGCTCCTTGACGCTGTTGGCGATCTTGCTCACCATGCCGAGTTTGTCCCCCGGGAAGTCCGGAGCGTTGGGGAGCGTATCGACGACCTTCGCGAGGCCCTTCGCAGCGAAGTCGGCGATCGCCTGGAAGCCGTTGGGCGTCTGGGCGGCTTTCATCGCGGCGATCTGGAGGCCGACGAGGCCGGTCGCCGCTCCTGGGACGACGAACCCGCCTTCGGCGAGCGCTGGGACGTACCCGCGTCGATTCGGGTCGACGCGCGGTCCAGGGTAGTCGCCGGACATGCCCATCGACTTCGCCGCGGCGCTCAAGAGCTCCTGGCCGCGCTTGCGACGCTTGCGCCCGAGCGGGATCACTGCCTCCGGTCCGTCCTCGCCGACGAGGGCCATCGTCGGTCCGCCGATGATCGCGCCGCGCGCGAGTTTGATCGGGTCGATATTCGGCACGAAGGGGATCTTGTTGAAGATCTTGATGATCTGGTTGAGGAACCACGCGAACTTGCCGACGACCCAATCCTTCGCTCCGTCCATACCGTCGACGATCCCCTGGCTGATCGCCCTGGCGAGGCTCTTGCCGACGGCGCCGACGTTGTCGATCAGGTTCCCGAGCGGCGTGACGATGCGAGTCCAGAACACATCTGCCAGGCCCCAGACGACGTCCTTGATTCCCTGCGGCACGGCCTTCGAGATGTCCTTCGCCTTCTCGAGGACGGTGGTCACCTTGTCGATCATCGGCTGGATGATCCGGTCGAACAGGAACTTCGGGAAGTCCCATGCGACGGCGACGAATCCGTCCTTCGCCGCGTTCATCACCTTCTTGGCTGCGCCGCCGATGTTGGTCTTCAGCCAATCGAACGCGTCCATCAAGGCGGACTTGACGCCGAATGCGTCCGTCGCGAGCGCGACGAGCGGCGCGAACGGTCCCGCCAGGAGCGTCGCGATCTCCGGCCAGTGGCTCGACGTCCAATCGAGGACGTCCTGGAAGGCGTCCGGGAGCGTGTCGGTGAAGAATCCGGCGACGGCGAGCGCCGCGGTCTTGACCGCGTCCAGCGCGCCCTTGACGATGTTTCTGAAGGTCTCGCTCTTCTTCCAGGCGATGTAGAAGGCGACTCCTAGCGCCGCGAGTCCGGCGACGACCAGGACGATGGGGTTCGCGAGGAATGCCGCGTTCAGCCGCCACACAGATACCGTCTGCCGGTCGATCGCGGTCGTGCCGACGACGGTCGTCGTCATGAAGATCGCCTTCGCGGCGGACGCAGCGGCCGTGTAGGCCGCGTGGAGTTTCATCCCGAGGTTGACGGCGATGACCCCGGCGGCGAGCGCGGCGAACGCGCCGACCAGGATCTTCGTCGTCGTCGAATGGCGGGTCATGAAGCCGCTGACTGAGGAGAGGATACTCGCGAAGCCGGTCATCGCCGGCATCAGTCCCGTCAGCACCTCGGCGGCGGTGTTGCGGAACGTCTCCTTCGCGATGTTCATCTTGCCGACCATCGTGCCGCCAGCGGCCTTCGCAGCGCCGCCGAACGCGCCCTCGAGCTTGCCGAGGATGATCGCTTGGGCGCCGGCGATATTCCCCCCCTTGACCATCGACTTGATGGTCTCCTTCTGGGAGTCCGAGAACTTGATGCCGGCGCGACCGAGCAGCGACAGGCCCTTGATCGGATCAGCGAGTCCCTTGTTGAGCAAGGTCATCGCTGACACGCCGTCCTTGCCGGTGCGCGCCGACCAGTCCATCGCCGCGGTCGTCGCGCGTTCGAGACCTGCCTGCGTCTGTCCGATGCCCCTCCGGAAGTTCTCGTTCGCGAGCAGGACGTTCGTCATCGACTGGATCTGCTCGTCGTCGATGCCCGTCTTGCGCATCATCGAACTCGACATCGCGTCGATCGACTTGACGGTATACTGGCCGGTGCGCCCGAACTTCTTGAGCGCGTTTTCGGTCTGAGCGGTGACCTGTTCCGCCTGCTTGAACTCGTCGAAGCCTACCTTGGCTGCGATCCCGAGTCCGGTCAGCGCGCCGGCAGCGGCCAGTCCGGCGGTGCGCATCGTCTTGCCGAACTTGTTGGTCTTGACGCCAGCGTCGTCGAGCGCCTTCGTCAGCTTGCTGGTGTCCCCCGTGATGAGGACTTCGATCTTGTTACCGAGTGGCATCCGTCAGCGCTCCGCGCGCTCGAGGTAGGCGTCGATCGAGAGGATCTCGCTGAGCGTCAGGTCGGTCATGTCCCAGGGGTGAATTCCAAGGACGGCTGACCAGTTGGGTGTCCACCATTCTCGGTGGGGTCGCTTTCGTTGAGCGTCGCGAGCTCGTTCCCTGGGGGTTCGTCCAAAGGGGGCGGCGCTTCGGCTACCTCGAAAGCCCCGTCGTCGATGAACTCGTCGAACGTGAACGTGAAGCCTGAACGCTTCAGGGTGAAGTAGGCGAGCAGGAGCATCGAGGTGTAGTTGCCCAGCTCGTCGATGGACTGTCCTGACAAGCGCTCGGCGTCGAACTTCTCGCGCTCAGTCAGGTCCTGGATGATCGGGAAGTCGCGACCCTCGTACTTGACGATCGGCTGCGCCGGTCTGGGTTGCTGTGCCCCGAACTGCACGGGTGGTGATTCGTCCACGGTGTCCCCTCCGTCATGTATTCACACGGTCTACCATCTTGTCGAGCAGGTGGTTCATCTGCAGGATGACAGCCGGTTCGGCTTGCCTCAACGCCGGGAGGAAAGCCTCGCGCATCTGCATTCCGCCGTACTCCGGATGCTGGCCGGTCGTCTTCGCTTGTCGCTGGCGGACGACCGCCGCCCCCCTTCGCGACCCAGCGCGGATTCCTGAGGTCGTCTTCGTCGATCCCCACTTCGCCGCTCGCGACCGCGTCGACGCGGCGATCGGTTCGGCGATCTTGCGAAGCTCGCGCTGCATCTCGCGCTGCACGTCCTTCGAGAACCGACCCAGCTTGCGACTGACTGCGGCAGCGCCCTTGACTTCGATGTTCTGTTTGGCCATCAGGCCGTCGGGTACGTGACGCCAGCCTGAGCTGCGTTCACGAACTCGTAGGACACGACGGAAGCGTCACCGACGGATCCGTCGAGCATCGCGTAGTTCATCAGCAACGCGCTCATGACGAACGCTGGGTTCGTCGGAGACCGACCGGCTGACGTCGCGCGGACCTCGACCGTGAACGGCGTCGTCGACGCGATCAGCGGCTGGAGCGTCGCGTGGACCTTGCCAGCGGCGAAGTCCTGGTACATGTCGCAGGTGACCTTGGCGTCGCCGAGGCCCTTCGCCACCGCCTTCGACGTCGCGCCCATCGCAGTGATGTCGACCGATTCGCGCGAGTCCTCGAGCGTGACCTTCTGGACGTGGTCCGACAAGTTGACGCCGTTGATCGAAACGTAGGCGTCGGTAAGTGTAGTGATCGCCATGGCTTACTTGGTCTCCTTCTTGACGGGGGTTGGGTCGATCCAGCCCGCGGCGACCACCGCGAGCTCCTCGTCGGCGTCGAGCTCGAGCGCGACAGTGTCGCCGACCTCTCCCCCGTATCGCTCGGCGCCCTGGTCGGACGCGATCGTGTAGTTCTTCTTCATCCGATGCCTCCTCAGGGCTGCGTGAGCTTCATGGCGCCGACCGTGACCGACGCGACGCTCGAGTAGGTGACCGTACAGAGCCCAGTCGTCGGATCCGCAAACGTACCGGCGTCGATCGGGCCGATGAGTCGTTCGCCAGACGCGATGACGACGGCCGGACTCGTGATCGCGACGTTCGGCTCGTACACGCGCGCCGCCGGGACGACGAAGGTAACTGTGCACGACGCGCCGGAGTTCTTGATCTGCAAGAACATGCCGCTGCCGCACTCCATGGCATCGCCGCCGCCGGCCGCGGCGACGAGCGCCGGCGTCAGCCCGGCCCGCGTGATGTTCTGGGTGGTGAGCGTTGCCAACTTCTCCTCCTATGGTTTCGGGTAGACCAGGACGGACCATTCGCATCCCAGCACTGGCGGGACGCCTGGATCCGGCGCGTAAACGCGATAGCCAGTCGCGCGTTCGACTCGGACGTCCTGCGCGACGCCGCCGAGCGTCCTGTCGGCTTCGATGTTCGTCTTGATCGAGCTCGCGCCGTTACGCGCCAACAGCGTGTCCAACCTGGCCTGTGCGCCCCTGTCGGTGACTGTTCCGACGAACGCCTGGATCGTGAAGTGCATCTCGTCGAGTCCCCCGTGCATCGACTGGTCGTACTCGACCGCCTCGGGGAACACTTGGATCGTCGGCGGCGTCGGACGCCACAGCATGTACTCGCTGATCTGCATCCCTTCGATCGCCGCGAGGTTGCCAGCCAGTCCTTGCCGAATCTGCTCGATCGTCGTGGGCATCAGGGCGTCATTCCGACCACGGTTTTCACGAGCGGGTTGAGCAGCATCATCAGTTGCGGGTCGGTCTTCGCGATCCTCACGGCTTGGCCCTCCAAGCCGAACGACACGACGCCGAACGGCGCTTCGCGCGCACGCTTGATGAGCGCCGACGCGAGGATCGTCGTCGCCTGCTTCACGGCAGCTGGAACTACCGGCCATCCGAATCGACCCGTCACTTCGAGGGAGCGCCTGTAGCTCGGCTGTAGCCGGTATCTCCCGCGAGGTCGACGAACTACCCAGGTGAACGGCTTGCCGTCGAGCTCGGCGTTCTCAGGGAGCCAGTCGAAGTCGACGCCCTCCGTCCACGTCTGCTCGAAAGTTCCGTCGCCGTCGAAGTCGGACTTGACGCTGACGACCTCCGTGACGTCGTCGACCATGCACTCGTCGCAGTTCAACGGCATGTAGTACCTGGTCGTCGGCGCTTCGTCGAGTCGGAACTTGCGACTGGTGACTTCGTCGATCGCCTCGGACGCCGACGTGAGCGCGTCGACGATGTCAGCGTCGCCGAACGTCGTACCGCTGAGGTCGAGCGTGAGCTTGAACGCCGTCGGTTGGACGTATGCCGGAAGGTCGCTCACGACTCGCTACTTCTCGCCGCGCTTCGTACCGGGATCTGCGGTCGCGTCCTCGACCTCCGGCTTGGCGCGCGTCGCAGGCTTCGGTTTTTCCCAACGGCCGTACCCGTGCTCGACGAGGGGCTTGAACGCCCACTCGCGTCCCTTCATCACGGGGTGGCCTGCCGGCACGACGTCGCCCGCGTGGCAGTTGTCGATCGCTCCGTCCTTCGTGATGTAACCGAACCCCTCGATACAGACGTAGTCGCCTTCGGTTTGCTTTGCGGGTGGCATCGCTCTCCTTCCCGCCTGGGCGGGAGCTGTACTGAGTCGCAGCTCCCGCCGTCGGCGTCTCTGTCGTCGTCGTTTACGTGGTGCCGTTTCCGGCGCGGAACGCGCCAGCGTCCAGGACCTTGGATCCGTTCCGCCAGAACGCGTAAAGGCCGCGCTGGCCCGTCGGGTAGTTCGCCACCGCACCGAACAGGTGGGGAATGAGGTCCACCGTCATGCCGACCCGGTCGATGATCTTGAACATCGAGAAGTCGCCGAAGAAGATGGTCTTCGCTGCGTTGACGATCGTCGCCGGAGCGGTCGACAGTTCGTTCGCCGGGTAGCCCGCGAGGGTGTAGCCCGTATTGCCGAATCCGCCCTCGGAGCGAGGCTGGTTCGCCAGGCCCTCACCGATCCGCAACCAGAGCGCGGCGCCGCCTGCGGTGTCGATCCCGCGGATGACCGAGTAGATCGCTCGGTTCGCGACCCACTGGGCGCGCGGGCGCCAGCGAGGCGGAAGGGAGTTCTCGATCGAGTAGACGTTCGCCGCTGAGATCGTCAAGCCGCTCGCGAGTGCGACCGTAGTCGTGGTACCGACGGAGAAGCCGAACGGGTTGGGCGGCGTGCCGTTACCCGAGTAGAAGGCGGTCGCTTCCTCGTCGTCCTTCGCGTCGGCGAACAGCCGGAGCATGTTCGACTCGAGCTCCGCCCAGTCCTGGCCGCTTTCGATGCTGAACGGAACGAAGCCCTGGACGCGCGAACAGACGATCACCGGCTGTGCGAGCGTCGGCGTGTTGTCGGTCGCCTCGACTCCTTCCGCTGCGCGCGCTACGGTGATCGCCGCCGAGGTCGTCGCGCGCCACTCGTTCGAGCCGACGATCTGTCCGACGTTGCTGATCGCCCGCAACGGGTTCACCACGGAGCTCGAGATGGGGATGATCGTCGGGTCCAGCGTATAGGGGATCGGGATGCCCGTCGACGCGAGCGAGAACGCGCGCTGTTCCTCGGGGGTGTGAGGCTTGCCCATCACCCACTTGCCGAACGCCCGCCTGTAGATCGGGCTGCCGGTCTGGAGGATGAGTCGCCCGAGTTCGCCGTCTGGCGAGTCGCGCTGGAGGAGCAGTTCGACGTGTGCCTGCGCCTCCTCGCGGTTGACCCGCCGATCGCCGAAGTTGGCCCTCTCGATCGCGCGGCGACAGCGGTCGTGCAGCTCGTCCCTGGCTTCGTCAGGGCTCGCGAACGTCGAACGGATCGTCGTCAGATCCCAGATGTCCTCGCCGCGGACCACGTCCGGTCGTCCCGTCTGGAAGGTCGCGCCCGCTTCGCGCTCGCCGCCGTTACCGCTCGTGGCGATCTGGCGAATGCGCTCGGTCCGTACCTGGAGCTCCTCGATCAGTCGCTCGTTCTCTTCGAGCTCCTGGTTGAGGTCGTCCCACTCGTGGCGCTGGTCTTCGGGGAGCGCCTCGCCCGCGTACTGGTTGTCGAGCTCCTGGAGGCGCGTACGGATCTCCGTCTGACGCGTCTGGAGCTCGTCCATCGTCATGGCAATCGCCACGGTGGTGCCTTTCGTCTGAGGGTAGTGATGGTCCCGCGCGAGGTGGGGCGACGCCCCGGCGTCGACGCGGTCGTGCTCGCGGCGCTCCCGAAGGAGGGTGCGTGTGCGATCCGCTCGCGAAGCGCGGCTTCGACCCGCTCCTCGAGCATCTCGATGACGTCCCCGGCCAATTGGCGTTCGAGGACGAACTTGTCAGTCAGGCTCCTCATGCCGGCGTTCGCACCGGCGTAGGCTGGGAAGGTCACGGGGCCGAACTCCATGACCCGGAGCTCGAGGAGCGTCCGCTCCGGGAGCTTCTCCGGGTTGGCGCGCGACTTCGCCGGCTCGCGATTCCAGTCGTCACGGACCACCTTGAATCGGAACGAGCTCCCGTACTGTCCCGCCTCGAGCCCCGGAATGAGGTCGCGGTTGTAGCTCGTATCCAGGAGGCTCACGTCGTATCGCGCCCCGCGCTTGTCCTCCTCGAGGTCGACGATCGGACCGAGCGGCTTGTCGCCAACCATCGGGTCGCGTCCGTGCTGGAACAGCACCTTCATGTTCGCGCGATTCTCGGTCATCGTCTTGGTAAACGCTCCCGGCGCGATCCTCTCCATGAAGCGACCCTCGAAGAACGAGTCGATCTCGGTCCACTCGTCGAACACGGCGAAGTGGCCAGACATCACCGCCGGCGCCTCGTCGTCGTCGACGTCGCGAAGAAGCGTCACCGGTTCGGGCGCCGCTCGAAACAGGTCGTCCACCGGCGCCTCGTGGGTCTCCTCGAAGTCGTTAGGTTCGGTCGTCGACATCTACTGGTCCTCCTTCATCCGCCCGATTGGAGCTGTACGGGAGTAGTTGGTTGTCCGTTCGTCGACGCCGGTGGCGGCGCGACAGTGCCAGGAGGCTGGAGCTGTACGCTGAACAGGCCGGTGTGGACGAGTCGGGAGAAGTCGCCCGCCTTGACCGCTGCGACGACGCTCTCGGGTTGATACCCCGCGTCGACGAGCGCGCGGATCGTCGACGCGTCAGTCTGTCGGATCTCCGCTTCGTCCTTCCGATCCTCCCGGACGAAAGGGATGTCCCTGTCGTCGTACCAGAGGCGCGCCCCGGCGGGTACTCGAACCAGAGGAGCGATAGAACCGGCGAAGTTGCGCCACAACGGACGCAGCGTGCCGTCGGCGAGGCGTCGACGCGCCTGCCCGTAGTTCGAGTACGTCGCCGCCTGCAAGCCTTCCGACAGCCCGACGATCACCGGCGGCACTCCCGCCGCCGCGGCGATCCTCGTCTCGCCAGCGCCCTGGACTTGCTTGAAGTCGATCTGTCGCAAGTTCGCGCCCACGACCTGCGCCGACGCGCCTCCGCCGAGGTACATGTTCTTGTACGCGTTCGCGAGCCCCTCGGTCGACTCGCGCATCAGCTTGACCCAGTTGTCGAACGCCTCCTGCTCGATCGTCGGGTCGAGCGTGACCACCATGTTCGGCGTCGCACCCTGGTCGAAGAACTTCAGCCTGTGCGCGGTCATCGCCTTGTCGGCCATCGTCTCGCGAAGGATCGGCGTCAGCCAGCTCATCCCCCTGTACGTCGCCAACGGGTCGGGTATCGGCGCGAAGTGGGCGACCTCGCCCGGCTGGAGGATCCTCGGTGGGTTTCCGCTGCCAGGCCCGCCTGGAGTGTACGCGTAGCCGAGGAGGTCCGCGCCGAAGTCGCCCGAGTCGATCCCGTCAGTGTCGTCGACCCCGAGGATGATCGTCACCCAGTCGGGGCGCAACCGCCAGATACGCGTCGCGTTCCTCGTCGCGTAGAAGTTCCCAGCGAGGTCGGCGTCGATGATCGCCCTCGATAACAGGTCGCCCGTCACCGCGTTCGGCCACGGGGTCTCGAGGATCGCGAGGTCCTGCGTTCCGAATAGCTCGCCAGGTCGACCTGCGACGATCCGCTGGTACTGGAAACGCGCCTCGCTGAACAGCATGATCCGAACGGCCATGCAGGCGAACACCGCGCCGTTCGACTCCATCAGCCCGTGGAAGTAACCGCCGAAGGAGTTGTCGATCTGTTCGGTCGAACCCGTGAGCGTCTGACGCAGCCCGAGCTGGTACGAGTTCCCCATGAAAGACATCATCTGCTGGACCCAGTCGTCGAACGCCAGCGGATCGTTCGACCTGAACCACCCACGCGGGTCGTACCAGGGTCGTGTCACGTCGCCTCCCTCGTCGGGTCGTACCTCGCGAGCCGCGTCAGTGAGCCGGCAGGTAGCGGTTTTCCCGCCTGAACCGATGTGGTCGTCGAGGTCCCCCACCTCGCGAGGAGGAGGGCTGAATGAGCGCGGTTCACCCGAACGCCACCAGCGGGACGCGCACCACGCGCTCGTGCTCCGCCATCGCCACGCTGTGGCCCATCACGAACGCCGTCAGCGCGTCGATCGGGTACTTCCGCCGGCGCGCCGACGTCTTGACGTCAGGCGGGCGATCGTACCGCCACCGATCAGCCGGCAGCGGAACCCGCACCGCGTTCAAGACGTGGCGACGTAGCGTCGCGTCGCCGTCGTGGACGATCCAGCCGTTCCGCACCGCCTCGTCGAACCGCGCCGACGCCAACGAGATATGGGCGTTATCCTGAGTGTGAGTGAAGAACTCGAGCGGAGGCGCATCCACCGCTGCCTGTAGCGGATGCGCCCCCTTCTCGAGGAGCTGGACCATCTGCTGGGCGCCCGCGTTCGGGTCGTACACCCAGCCCACCGGCTCGTACTCGCGCTGGAATGCCAGGATCGCACGCACCACATCCGACTCGTCGACTGGTGGCTCCAGCACAGTCGGAGCCACCAGCCGGCGACGGTCGTCAGACTCCCACACGAGTACCCCGACCGCCGACGTATCGACCTTCCACCCCAGGTCGAGGCACCCGATCGCCCACGCCGACCGATCCGCCTCGCCGTCGACGCGCAACGCGTCCCACGCCTCCGGGAGGATCCCCTGCCCGTCCTCGCGCGTCGGCACGTTACACGTGAACCTCATCCAATGCGCATCCGTCATCGTCGGCGACTCGCGCTTCGCACGCAGCGACTCCAGCGTGATCGCCCGGAGCGGGTTCGCCTGCTTCACCGCCCGCATGTCGCCCACCCGGTCGCGATCACGCACCGCCCAGTCGTGGATCACGACGTCGTCCGACGCTGCGCGCAGGTGCGCCCCCTTCACGCGAAACGACGTCGCGCGCTTCGCGATCTGATCGCGCGTGTCCTCGAACTCGCCATTCGGCTCGCCCGCCGTCGAGATCGCCACCATCTGGCCGCCGCGCTTCCCGAGCTTGCCCACCCACGTCCGGTACAACCTCAAGTCGCGGTGGCGATGCAATTCGTCGAGGATCGCCAGCGTCGGGATCAC